GCTGCTGAGTGCGAGTCCAACGCTGGTCTGAGTACCCGCTTGGATCTGTGCCATCGAGCGGATGCCATCACGCGAGAGGAAGAACACATCGGCACCGACAGCGGCGATGGACCGGTGCGATGAGCAGCCGATGTTTCCGCTGATGATCGAGATGGACCAATCGGCAGGATCAAGCGTGGGATCTGCATCCACATACCAGATGGACCGCTCCTTGAACACGATCAATCGGTATCCGAACCAAGAGTAGAGGCCGCGAATCGGATCGCCGTCACCGCCCACTCGAATGGAGCCGAGAGGGTCCCAATTTTCGCCATCGAGGATATCCGAGAAGTAGAGGGTATCAGGCGGGATCGTGGTATCCGCAGAGACGCACCAGAGGCGATTGGTGTGCGTGGTAAGATAGATCGGCTTGTTCGGAGGCGTGAGCGAAACGAAAGCGACCGCATGTGCTTGATTGGCCGGTGATATATTAACAGTAGGAGCAGTAACGTATCCGCTTCCTGGGTTTGTTATTACTATTGAAATAACATTTCCAGCACCACCGATTCTTGCTTCTGCGGTAGCCGTAATTCCGCTCGGAGGTGCTGATATGGTGATTGCTGGTATTGAGCTTTGTCCGCTCCCCTGATTGATGACATCGATGCGGCTGATCTTACCGGCAGCGATGGATGCGTTCGCATTGGAGCTGTTGACATACTTCAGCGAGTTATAGCCATCCGAGTAGAATAGCTTCTCGTTGAGCTGAGCGAAGTAGACGTAGTTAGCCAGCGGACTGAAGCTGGAGCCTGAGATGACATTGTACGAAACACCAGGAGAACCAGTGTACAACTGATTAGTGTTTGCGTTGATATCATTCAGCGCGATTACCAGACGCTCTGAGGCGGACGTATCAAAGTAGAAGCCAGAGTATACTTGGCAGTTGACCGGCAGGTTCGACGCGAAGTTGGCAGTGGTGGACTCCCAGTTCGTGATAATAGCTTCCCAGTTGGTAGTGATGCTGTTTCCAACCAGTGAAACGGACCCGAGACGAGTAACAAGGTTTCCAAAGTCATCGTAGTCCATGTTGATGGCCGATTCCAAGCTTGTGGCCGGAATGGCATCTGGACGAGTAGCTGAAACGACACCAGTGCTGAACCCATTGCTTCCATCCAGAAGCATCTGGTCGTCGAGTGCGTCTGAGGATTGGAATGGCATTAGGTGATGTCCTGAAAGGTGTAGTCGTAGAGGCTGTCAGGAATGATGCGGCTGATCTGCTGCTGCTGACCGCGTTCCATGTCCTTCATAATGGACACTTGAGCCGCGCCTTCTTGGAACTTGGCTTGGGCCTTACCGTACTGCCGAGAGTATTCGAGGAGATCGCCTTCAGTGTAGGCCATCAGTGCATTCTCCACACCGTGCAGCTCGAAGTTGCTGTCATTGGTGATGGTCTGAGCCTCACCGAACTGGCGCATCTGCGACTGCTTCTTGCCAAGGATAAAGAGCGTTCCATTGACGTTTGGAACGGGGATGAGCTTGATCTTGGGAACACCGGCAAGTCCGTAAGCGGGGTCCATGTTTCGGACCCAGTTCACGAAGTTGTTGGGAGTGGACTTGCGCCCATCGACGTTGTTCCAAGTGTTTGGATCGAGCTGGAAGAACGATACCCACTCAGCGGACGGGATCTCGATACCATCGGTATCCCCATCAACCGTGAACTTCACTGCCACTGGGAAGTCCATGTACATGTTGTACCCAGTGTTCGACGAGTAGGTGCTGGTGATGAAGGTGCTGATCGTGTTGATCTCATCACCGTCAGTGATCGGAATGGAGGTAACGCCAAGGGTATCGTTCCACAGGCACGAATCCCAGATCATGGAGTAGCGGCGGATACAGAACTTCTTGGCCAACGTGATCGTAGCCGAGTCCGTGAACGACAGCTTATCGCAAGCCGCTTGAGCTACTTCAGAGGGTTTCATTAGGCGAAGTATTCCTGCGCGGTGATCGTCGAGGTAGTGCTTTGCTGGACTGAACCATCTATATTATAGTTCAAATACATGTTACTAGATCCATATATATGAACCTTGTATGTAACAGCAGACGCACTGTTTGGTGAGTCCAAAAACTCTATCTTAACATTATTAATAGCTTCAACCTCACCGTCTTCGTAACTAGCAGAAGCAATTCCAGCGGTTCCGGTTCCTACGCTTGTTCCGATAGGAGTACCATTTCTGGTAACACGGAACACGCAGTTCTTTGAGAAATCGGTCTTGAACGAGTAGTTGATAACAGCAGAAACAAGAATGTTTGAGCTTCCGCTTCTTGGTGTAATGGTAACAGACATTACATCAGCACCAGAGCCAGTTGTATTTGCACCAATCAATGCTCTGTCATTGCTTACAGTCTGCTTACATTGAGGTGAGTTAAATGAAGTCTGAACAAACTGACTGGAGTTGGAAGCCCGAAGTCTTCCAGTCGAATCAAGAATGATAACCTTATCGGTATCCGTATCAACATTCTGAGTAGTGATGTTCGGGAATGTGACAACATTCGCGTTCACCGTCAGGAGATCTGCGGCAGCATTACCAATAGTGGTATTGCCGTTTACCGTCAGGTTACCACTTGCGGACAAAGACGTTCCGCTAATTGAAGAACTAGATCCAATCGAACCGGTTACAGTAAGGTTGTTTGATATAACGGTAGCACCAGTAACATTAAGTGTGCTATTGATTGTTAACGGATTGGAGAATGATACGTTTCCAAAAAACGATGCATTTCCATTGCATGTGAAACTTGATGAAGCGGTAAGGCTTCCGGCAAACGAACTTGATGCGGCGGCGTTGGTTTGGACGATGTTTCCAAACACGGACAGATTACCCGCGCTCGTGGAGATGTTGCTGGTGACCGAGAGGGTGGACGAGAGATTGGCGGCACCGGTGACTGCCAGAGTGGACGATAGGGTGGTAGCACCGGTAACGGTCAGGGTGGATGAAAGGTTGGTGGCACCGGTCACACCGAGCGTAGAACCAATGGTGGCCAACCCAGAGACTGCAAGACTTGAAGCCAGTCCGGTGGCACCCGTGACATTCAGGGTACCGACAATGTTGGCTGCGGTGGTGGAGAGCTGGAGTGCGGAATCGGTTCCGCCGCCATCGCTGATGCTCCTGAGACTTCCGGTAAGACTAGCGTTGTCGGAGGTCTTGAGTAGGCCAATGTATGTTGCTGCGACTGAACTGCCTGTGAGTGGGGTTGCCATACTATTCCTTCGGTAGTGCGTACCATCCCTCGTGGATTGTCACGCGGTTTTGAGACTTGGTTGGTTTGCCCTGGGCATCTTTGACCCAGACGCGAGCTTTTACGTCCTCAGCGAGGCGTATAGGCTCACCGTGGGGCACCATCACCACTCTTGTTGAGCAGCTTGCGCTCAGAATCAGCAATGCGATCCAGTAGCTTCTTTTTGAGTTCTGGATCGGGTTTTGCATCCTCTGCGGTGTAGGGTGTTTTCGCAAGCCATACCAGCCACTTGAGAATGGCTGATACGATTTGCTCGATGACGTTCATTCAGCCTTCTTCTTATCAGCGTCCTTGGCCATGATGAGTCCGAATCCAATGGTCACGGCGGTGATGGTGGCTGCGATGTCCATGTTGGTGGACGGGTCTCCGTCGAACAGAGCTTTAAGCGCACCGCCAACGGCGACCATAATTGCGCCGACACCTGCGAGAGTGGTTTTCCAGTTCATTTCTTGAGGGCTTTGTAGAGTCCGATTGCTGCGGCTATAAACGCCAACAGAGCGGCCCCGAATCGGAACCACTCTGTTAGCTGAGGAAGCAGTGATACCGCACCAGCAGTAGCGGCGGTTGCAAGTGAAAGTCCAAGTCCGCTGCTACTGTTGGTATCGGTTGTCATTGCTCGGGTTTAGGCTGTGCGGCTGCGATGATGAGGTCGGCCAATGGAACTCCTACTTTCGCATTCTGGAAACCGCCAGCTTTGATGGCGATATCGATGAGTTGGAGGAGTTGATTGGCCTGCTCAGTGGTAAGTTCTATTTTAATCATGCCGCCGGAGCATCCGAAACAACCGGCTGTTCGTCAACAGCGGCGACAGGAGTTTCCGCATTGACGAGCGGCGGCTCCACCTGCGGCAGCATCGGAGGAACGATCATCACAGGAGTCACCCACGGCAGCGGCGGAGCGATGACCGGAGGGTTGATCTGGTCGTTGATCTGCGCGGAGACGTTCGCCTCAGTCGCGCTCTGATCGACTCCGTTGGCGTAGCACCAGCCGAGGACTTGATCCTGCGTCAGGTCGGGATACGGCGTGAACGAACCAGACGGCGGCGCGAAACTGCACGATCCGTAGCAGGTGCCGCTGTACTGATCCTGCGTGCCGTTGCAACGCCAGTCGGCGGTGATGACGACATCGGTGAGTGAGCCTTCGGTAGGCTTAACGAGAAGGCGTTCGATGATCCAGTTGAGAGTAATCATGGTGGTATGCATTAAATGCGGATGCAGCTCGTACTAACTTGGGTCAAAACAAGACTGGAAGTGATTTGGAGGAATCCGGCAGAAACACCAAATGTGATGGTTGATCCGGTTCCGTTGATTACGGAAACAACGGTTGCGGAAGCGGCGGTCCACAACACAATAGCACCGTATTGTCCGGTTCCGTTGAATCCTCCGACATAGACCAAACCACCAACGCCGCCGCGAGCGATGTTTGTAGGCGTTGCAGCGGATATTGCAGAGCTAAACGTCTGAATTCCGCCATCACCGATTTTCACTTCTTTCGATCCGGTAAGATCGGTGAATGCTGACGTGCTTCCGACAAGCAACCTCCCGCTCGCGTCGAGCGTCATCAGAGCCGTTCCAGTTTTCTGAACCTCAAACAGGTTTGCAGAAACACCGACGTTTGTGTGATTAACAACAAGCGACTTTTTATTGAACTCTCCACATTCGATGTATGCGCCGTTCAATCCAGAAGCAAACGCCGCGCTGACATACAGTCGATAGTTTGAAGGTGTCGCCCCCACGCCCAGCCCCGT